TTTGAAAAGCTGCATCACTAACTTGTATATTTATTCCTTTTGCCACTATATTACTACAGTCTTATATTGATGATAATTGAGTCCATCCCAATAAGGATATTGTGTAATTACACCTTGTGGGTCTGCGTTCATTTTCTTACCCCTATTTTCATAAGACCAAGCAACAAGCGTTAAAATATCAGTCACCAAGTCTGAAGGCAATGTGCCATAACCAGCTTGATATTTTATATCGTAATACCCTTGAGAATATAACCAAACTTTTCCACCTATCACCTCATAATCTTCATTAACAGTAAGTGTATCACTCATATTGATGCCAGTTTTCATCACCACCTCATCCACGCAATTTAATGGAGAGTAAGGTAAATCAACCATCCAAACATTTGGCACACTCCCAGTAAGTTGAATATTTGCTCTTATAAGCTTATTTGTCAAAGATCTACCAGTTAGCAATTCAAGATGCTTTCTAGCACTTGAAATTAGACTATCAATTAATGAGTCATCCGTATTGTAATCAATACGCATCCAATTCTTAGCATCCGTTCTACTTACTGGCTCAACCACTGCATCAGCTAAAATGGTTATTCCGTTTATATATATTGCCATTATTTGTAATATTTATCAACCATTTCTCTGAGCCAAATTTCGAACTCATCAAGTGCTTTTCTTGGGTCGTGGTCTTTTGCTCTTTTTCTCGCTCTCCTTGAGGCTTCGGTATATGCCTTTTTCTCATCCAACTTTGTAATTGCTTCAACCCAGCTTTTAACATCATCCCTATCTTTTATAAATATTCCAGCATAGCCGCAATTCTCAACCAACCCATCAGCATTACTGCAAATAACTGGGATTCCATTACACATCGCCTCAGTCGCAGTCCTTCCCCAGCTTTCATATTCACTTGGCATCAACAAGATTCTTGTCATACCATATATAGGCTTAATATCTGGCGTATTTGGCAGTATTTTAAGATTTGGGATGTTTGGTGTCACTTGCTCATCATAACTCCCCAAAACGCCTAAAAATCGTTTATTTGGTAATGCCCTGGCTATGCTTTCAAATATCTTACCACCTTTATTATCGTTTAAGTTTATAAGTGTGATAAATTCATTAACCTCTGGGTCTTTTCCTAAGTCGTAATTTCTAAAATCAACTGGGGGTGGTATTGTAAAGTTATCCCATTTGTAGTTTAATTTTCGCTTTATCCATAGTGAATTATAAACAATGTGTTGTGGAAAATGTGCATTTTCAATCTCTGGGTACTTATACGAATTATGTATTAAATGAAAAACTGGCTTTTTATACAATGCAGCCGCTCCAATTGTCCATTGTGTATAATCTAAATGAGTAAATACACAATGAGACCACCTCATCAAATTCTCAATAACATTTGCATTTGGTGGAAATACATCAACACCATCAAAAGTGTAAGTATTATTTATTTTGTAATGATTAGCTTGATGTAGCAATACTCTAACACTATGACCTTTAGCCATTAAGTCTTTAGCCATATTATGTGCCATCCATTCTGCTCCGCATAAAACCTCTTGAGGGTGCATCAATTAAGACACACCCCCAAGAGGCAATTGTGTTGAGGAGGGTATAGATGTATTGAAAATAATATATTCATACTTCTATGTATTTTAAGTTAAATTAATTTATTTGCGCTGCCATTAAATATATCTCTATAATCAGCATAAAAATCCCATAAAGCTGATTGATGTGGTTTTTGCCAAGCTATCATTGGAGCCACTATATAACTGTTACCTCTTGGATGAATATTTTCTTTCAGCCAATCATCAAACATAACTGATGTGTCTGTATATCCCTCACAAATAGCTTTTGGATTATTAAATATAACCGCGTGAGTTGTCCAAGCCCCAAAAGTCCTATATAGATTTTTACTATATTTTTCAATAGGTGCTACAAGGTTTGCACCTAAATAACAAATCTCCCAATCAACTGGTAACTGCGAAAGTGCAGCAATTAAATGCTCATTCTCTCTTATCTCAACATCATCCTCAAAAAAATACAAAACATCATCAGCATCTTTACAAATATTGCTTATAGAGATGTTGTAAGATGTCTTTGGATTGCTATGCTTTTCAGCATAAACAACCTTTGGCAATATTCCCAATTTTTCAATCTCGCTTATAGCAGCATTAAGTGTTGGTGAGCCTTCAGTTGTAAGTAGTCTAACTTTCATAAATAAAAAAAAGGGGAGAGTTAACCCCTCCCCAATATTTATAAACCTTAGATAGCACCGTAAATTGCAGCACTTGGTTGGAATTGTAACAATTCGCAACGAGCCTCTGCACGGAAAGTGATAAGGTTCTTGATGAAATCATCTTGATCGAACTCGGTAGAACGAACCGCAAGACCGCTTTGCTGAGCAATAGCGAACTTAGTAGTGTCCATTACGTAGATCTTAGATGCAGTAACCAAAGAGTGAGGAATTACTGGAACTCCAACGATTCTTACATTACCGTTTGTATCAATTACCATTCCACCAGGTAGAGAGTAATCACTTGGCTTAGTCTTCAACAAACCAGCCCAACCAGCGTGAGTAGTCAACGCAAGGTTTGGAGTCCAGTTCAATGCACCAAGTTGAGCAACGTAATCGATGAACTTCTCAGCGGTGTTAGAACCAGCAGATGAACCAGCAGTTGCTGAAGACGCAATTGCATTTAGATAGTAAGTATCTTCAGCCTTTTGGAAATCTTCAATCAATGATTGCTGCAAGTAAGCTTGTAAGAAAGGCAAGTCGTCAATCATCTGGCGAGAAACTTTAGCGTAACCAGCAATGAAAGATAGAGCCGTATTTACAACAGTTACATCGTAATCAACTTGTGGCTTAGCAGAACCTTCAGTTTGCTTACCGAAAGAACCTTCACCAACTGGAGTGTTACCTCTTGGGAAAGATACTGAGCCAGTTGATACTGGGATGATGTTGAAGACACTTCTCAAGTGTGGGTTAACGAAAGAACGCAACGCTGGATTGTCAACATAAGATGTGTAAACAGAACCAGTCAAGTTGTTACCGATAGTCATTACACCAACTGCTTTCAAATCGATGTCAGCTGAGAACCCTTTACCATTGCTTCTCGCAGCGGCTTTGATTTCATTCCAACCCTTCTCGATTGCAGCACCAATCTCAGACTTGATGATATTAACGTGATCAGCATAAGAAGTTGCAACTTTTTGCTCAGCCTTTGCGCTCAACTTACCGAAAGCAGCCTTAGCCTCTTTTACTTCGCTCAATGCTTCAGCAAGAGTCTTATTTGACTTTTCCATTTGCTCGTTGATTTGCTCAACTTTAGAGTCAAATGCCTTTGAAGCTTTCTCGGTTACACTTGCAACCTCAGCTTTTTGTTCTGCCAATTTTGATTCGAGGGCAGACTCGAACGCTTTTAAATCGCTCATTTTTGTTAAATTTTATTGATTATTGATATAAATGAACCCACTGGCAATTCATCAGCTTTTTGCTGCTCCTCTGTCGCAATGACTGGAGAAGTGCTACTCATCATCTCGATTGCTTGTGCGAGTTGTTTTACTTTTATTAAACATAAATCGATTGTCTCATCCGTAACATCGCTATCACGAATAAACTTCTCGAATGCTTTGATTTGATCCTTTACTTGTTCTACGTTACCCATATTTTTTAACCCTAATAGTGGTGTGTTTTCATTAGCACCCCAAGCCGTCAAACTTGAGCCTTCAAATAGCATTACCTCGTGTATCTCATTAGCCTCACCGCTCTTTTGCTCTCTTAGTGTTCTAAAGCCAATAGAATGCTCACCAATCAATCCACTCTCAACCATCTTAATAAAGTCCTTGCCAAGTTGGTGAGTGCCTATTTTAGACTCATAATAAAGTCCATAACTATCCTCCTTCAAAGATAGTAATTTTCCTAATGGCTTTGATGGGTCGTGGTTTAATAAGTGCTTAATTCTTTGCTTACCATCAACACCCCAATCCTGGATAGACCTTTTAAATGCGCCTGGCATCATAATGTCACCATCGCTATCAACCATCCCAAATGCTGAGAAGTAACCGCTTACCACTCCGCTTTTTGCATCAACATCTTTGACCTCAAGACCAAAAGACTTGTAATTGTATATCATATTTTTGCTCTTTGTATTATCGTTCTTAATTGTCTCTTCCTTCTCTCCCTCCTCTGCCAAATAAGCCCTATAAGCCTCGTTGGCATTCTCCCTTGTAGTATAGATACATTCACCATCTCCGATTCTATATTTTCCGTTACTTTCGCAATAGTATATTGGCATAAATCTTTTTTATATGTTCTAAAAAATCATTATAAGATAAATCAGACTTAGCCAAGTTACATTTTTTGCAACAACTTAAAACATTACCTCTAATATAACCTTTTTTACTATCAATCCTATCTATCCCATTATAATGAAATATGTGTGTATAATGTGGTTGCTTATAAACATATTTATTTGAATTATAAGAACCACAATAATGACACTTATCTTTAAATAAGGATAAAACTTCTTCTGGTGTCAAGTTAGAAGTTAAACCTTTAAATAAATATCTTTTTTTAAGTCTTGATAATAATGATGAAGCACAAACTAAGTCTAAGTTTTTGTTTTCAAATGAATTAGATGATTGTCTTCTTCTTTTACATCCTCTACACAACTTACCTCTTCTATGAAATTCATCAATCCTTTGTGTTGATTTTTTTGTGCAATCATCACAAATAAAATCTATAAAAGTTCTAAGTCTTCCTTTTTTATCTACTTTAGTATATTTTTTTATATTAGTTTCAAATAATTCAGTCATACTTACTCTATTGTTGCGGCATCAAGCCTTGGTTTTAAAATTAGTCTACCATTTTTATCCCTCTTCGGTATAAAACCAATCGCGCATCGGCAATTGATTGTGAACCCAGCTGGTGCAGTAATGTCTCCAGGTTGCATCGCACTAACTTGTTGACCCTCTTTCCCAACCGATGTAAAAGGCTCATCATAACCAACTATCACACCATCCAACGCAACGTGATCAAAAGTATCCTCTGGTATCCTCCTTGTCCTACTATCTCTCGCACTTATCCATTGCTTATCCACCTCAAAGTCGTGCGCCTCCGCCCCTTTCATCGCACCAATGTTACTTGCCCTCATCACCTCGGTTCTTGCTATCCTTCTCGCTCTAAATGCTGAGTAACTTAATTGCTCATCACTTTTTATTAATTTAACAATCTCTTCAATACTCAACCCATCATTTATTCCTTTAGTCACTATATCATTCATCTTCTTTTTAGTAGTCGATGTGATGTCGGCAACTAAAGTAAACCCTTGTTGAAATAAAAACTCAACTACCGCTTTGGTCCACTCCTTATTAAATCCAAAAGTGTCAGCCTTTCTATTTGCCTCAATCTTTAGGACTCTATAAGTGGCATTTCCAAAAGTGACCACAGTTTCTTTATACATTTGTTCAAAGAGCCTTGTTATTTCCTTATCCCACACATCAAGTCCAAGCCTACTCCTCGCACCACTCACACCATATCTACTCACATCAGCAGCAAACTTCACAAACTGCTTGTATATGCTATCTTTTAGTTTGTTAAAGTATTTAGCCTCAATCTCCCTTCTCAACCGCTCCACTTTGAGCCAATATGTCTCTCGCTGCTTCGCGTTCATATTCTAACTTTAATTTCTCAAATAATGACCTACGAACCTTGTTCATCATATCCTTCTCCACTTGACAACTCCTCTCGCTCTCTGTCTTGGGATATTGTGTCATCACTTGAGTCCATAATATCACTTCCGTTTGTGTCATTGTAAGTTAAGTCCATTGCAACTTGATCCAACACCACCAATCCTTGGTTTACATATGAATACTCATATGCACCATATTTTGGCTCATAGTTCATCGCTACTCGCTTCTCATCCATTGTGAGCCAGTTTGCATCACGCAACACTCTTGTCATTCGCTCCATATCTTGCTGCATCTCTGGAATGGATGTAATATCAAAGTCGATGTAAACATCCTCACCATATATTGGCAGCAACCACCTATTCAACTCATCTCTCAATGTGCTACACAAAGGAATGATGGTATTTGTCATCATATCTCTCAAGGCATTCTGATAGTTGTTATAAGATGTCGTATCCGTATCAAATAATACTTGAGGTAAGCCAAACACTCTACACCATTGCTGGAGTGACATTTTTAAAGTACCCATCAACTCCATATCAACACTTGACAAACCGAAATTGAGATAATCCCAAGGTGTTTGCAACACTCTTATTGCTCCCTTGTTGTCAATCCCATTCAAGTCATCATTCACCGCTCTTTTGATGATGTTTGCTTGTTCAATTGTAAATTGAGCCACATTTGAACCAATAGGCTTTGGCACAATCGCACCTTTCGCTCCACCATTTGCAGTCATCGCCGCTGATGCATCGTGAGCATTGTTGCTCATACGCAAAGTTGAATAAGCAGACCTAAGAGGAGAGAGTCCTCTCATATGTGAGCGAGTCACATCGTTAAAGTCTGGATTCCAACTCTTCCAAGCACAAACCTGGTCCTTTGGGATGTCTATTGATTGTGACACCATCAACTTATAACCCAATAGACCGTATAAGTCGCGTGGGTCTGGGTAGATGTCCAAGAATTGGGTTGGCAATACATTAAGCTCGAGAAATTTACCACCTTGTATGTTACCATTATTTCCGTATATGTTTCCTTCACCCGATAGGATGCGATAGCCGAAAAGGTTTTCTAAAAATTGATCTTGCGCCTGGTATTGGTTTGGATTCTCTAACAACTTAGCTAGGTCGCTATCCATCACAATATTGTCAGAGTAAGCATTTTTACGCTCAATCATCGCTCTCTCGAACGCGCCTTTATTAGCCAAACCTTTTGATAGTTGCTTGTATCTTAGTAGAGAAGTTTTTGCTTTCTCACCCTTATTTAATTTGTAAACGTACCAAGGTACTGACGCGGCTTTTCGCGCTAAGAAGCTGACAATCGAGTAAACATCAGCATTACCCAAATATCCCTCATCAACATATGACTTTGATTGATAATTTTGCAGCACCGCGCCATTTATTTGCTTAAGCGCATTGTTGCTGATATTTTGCAAAGGGTCTAAGCCTTTTTGCCTTTTAAAAACGTCAAATAAACCCATTCTTTTTTATATTACACCCCAAGTCACACTTGGGATTGTTAATTTACTGAAGATAGCATATCTCATTGCATCGGCAATGTGGTCATTGAATTTTACTGGTGCATCAAGCTTATTCCCATTCCTATCAGTCTTCCACCTATAGTTCTTTAACTCTTTCAACAAATTTACACTTTCATTGTCAATTATCAATGGAGTCCCTTTCACCGTTCTTATTCCCTCAGTCACATCTTTGTTTGCGCTCTTAGCATTGAACCCATTTCGCACCAACTCCTCAATCGTTTTAGGCTCGGCTGCATCACAATATATCTCATCGTGTGCGCTTATGCCTAAATCTTTAAGTTTATCAATCAAGTCATTGGTAGTTAGTTTAGCCTCGTATATCAATTCCTTACAATAAGCCGCATTCTCAACAAAAACCACCTTCACCAATGCCGTAGGCACGTTAAACCCAAAGTCCAAGCCATATACAGTCTCACCATCTTCTGGGAAATTCTCAGTTGTCTTCCAATGCGTGTAAATTATGTCTTGACTAAGTCCCCTCTCACCTAAGCCATAAATTTGCCAATAGTTAGGATCAGCGTCCTTCATCCTTTCCAACTCCAACACCAACTCTTTTGGTAAGAATGGGTTGTCGCGGAAAGTTGTAATGTGAAAGTCGGCATCATCACGAGGTATGACTGAGTCATAAATCCAAGATGAAATGTCCGAAGGGTTATAATCAATCACAATCTTACCTTCCGTTCTCATTATCAGCTGCATCCAAGCCTCATAACTCAACTCATTCGCCTCATTGCAAAATAAATAGTTCCTCGCTCTACCCCTTATCTTTTGCGGCTGATCAGCACTAACAAACTCTATAATGTTCCCATTAAGGGAATAAATCTGGTCGGTTTTGTTGTGGTTATCCTCAGAATAAATGCCTAATCTAGATAGAATGTCAACGAAATCACGCAACACAGTACCCTTAATGCTTGGTAAAGATTGCCTAACTATTGTTAAGGTCTTGCCATTCTCTTGCAACAACTTAACAACAAACCAAATAAGTATGTTATAAGTTTTGCCAGACCTTGAGCCGCCTTGCATCACAGTTATGCGCTTGTCACTATCACTCAGTAATTCAAAGACCTTATTTGTTTGAAGTTTAGCGTCCATTTCAAGTATAAAAAAAAATTCTATATCGGTTTTTCGGTTTCAAAAGTAGTGTCAAAATAGGGGGTCATCGTATAGGGTCGAGTTTTGGTGGTATCAAAAATGGGTGGGATATAAACCCAGGTCGCTTTCGGTTTCCTAAAGTACCCCCCTCATCGTATACCCACTAATTCTAGTAGTCGGACAATAGGTTATTCCTTCATATAATTTACATTATGTTAAATAGAAACCTATCGCGCCCATAACTCCTTCATTTTCAACCCCTCCCCTACCCTATCTTTATGCTACCTTTTCTAGTTGCGGCTTAACCACCTCAACACTAACCTGGTTCAAATTACCCTCGATCTTGCTCTCAATCTTTTGGGTTGGTAAGCCAATGAAGTATTGCATAAAGATCTGCAACGCTTTCATATCACCATCTAACACCTTCTGCTCCAACATCTTAAATGCTTTCTCAGCCATAGGACTAAGCTTCTCTATTAACTCAGCCTCTTCCATCCTACGCTTACGTCCAGAGTTAGGACGGTAACCACCGTGAGCAACCTTGGGCTTCCCAGTCTTATAGCTTATGTTATTAGCCTTCTTACTTTCCTTGGTATTTGCTTGGTTATTCATCTCCACTTTCGTTCTCTTTTATATGCTTAGGATTAACCACCACTTCCATATTGTGTGTATGCCCCTTCTCATCCTCATTAAGCCTCTCAAATATCCTTAGACGTACCCAACCATTCGTTTGAGGTAAGGTGTCTAGAAACGTCTTAAAATCGCTTACAAACACATTAAGGTATAAGCAATTCTCTTTTGGGTTATTCTTGAGGTAAAATCCTTTCTTTGCCACGTTATAAAGTTAAGCCATTAAATACATTGTTAGTATCACTTTCCACATCCTTTGTCTATAACTTCTCAACCCTACATTCATATTTATTTACTATATCCATTATCACTTGGTTGACTATCGACTCATCATCAAAAGTAAGCATCACTCTTATCGGTTCATTGGTGTACTTGGCTACTGCTTCTTTAACTGAGTTATACAACTCAATAGTCAACTCATCACCTATTTGAATATAAGATGCAATCTTATCAACCGAATAAATCACAGTTGAGTGATGAGCATCTAAGTAATCAGCAATATCCATAAACGTCTCCTTCATCTTTGTCCTAGCGACATAAGAAAATATATACCTTGGCAATACCAGTTTGCGATACCGATCCTTACCCATTATTTTCTCCTTTGTTTGTCCGCTACAACTTGCTACAATGTCCATCAACTGGTCTAAGTTCATATTATGTTTTTTTATAGTTTGTTTATCATTGTGGAAAGCGAGCCATCAAAGCCATCAAAAATCCCAGTTCTTCCCTATATATATGTATATATATATATTCTTATTATTATTATAATTTAAGAAATTTGATGGTTTTATTGGCATACCCCTCCTAACTCCTTGATAATCAATAAAGAGCGATAGCCAATAAACTTTTTTGGTTGATGGCTTTTGATGGTCGTGTTGGCTATTTTTTGCCATTTTCTTAGAACATATTATCTTTTTCAATAATAGGTTCATACCCACTTGCCATCAACTTGCCATCATTTGCCATCAAAAAGCCATCACTTGCCATCAACTTTTTATTTTGATGGCTATCCAAATTGTGGATAAAAATAAATCTTCCGTGCTTCACACTCCTCTTTTGAGACACCTCAAGTTGGTTAATATCGCAGTAAGTTTTGACCTTTCTGCTAAAATATTTGTCCAACATTTTAACCTTAAATGCCTTGATGCAGTACCTCAAAAGATGAGAATTATAGACGTTTAACCCTCCAGCTTCCCACTCAAAACACCCAATTAAACTATCCTTATCGTGTTGTAATTGGTCGTAAGGTGTCATCATTTCCTCAAATTCAAGGTGGTTTTTAGCCATTTTATAGGTGCTAATTCCTTGCTCAAGTACCTCAATGATGAACTCTGGGACTTGATCTTGGAGCAATCTCTTGGCTTTGTTATCGTTCATTTTAGCATTCTCATACTCGATTACACCATCACGCAAATACACCTGGATGCACTCAATAGCAAAGTTTATCGCGCTCATTTTCTCATAATAATCCCAATCATCGCTAAAAAAGTCTTGCCCATTAAACGCATCTTTTAACCGATAAACGCTACTAAACACCTTCTTGATGGGTACAACTATAAACCTATCTTTATCCGAATCGCTCTCTAAAGATGGCAAAAAGTTAGTGGTGATAAATACTTTAGGGGATTTGTTAAATGGTATGGTGTAGGACTTTTTACCCTTATTCTCAATAAGAAAGTCATCCGTTATATAATTATAAAATTGCTGGATAGGTAGTCCCTTTTGGGGGTCGTTTAAATAGAATACTTGCGTCCAAGGTGAGATTCGCTGCATCTTAAATTGCGAGTCGGTCTTATAATTCCTTCCATCTTGCTCAACTGTCTGCCTAATCCATTTGATGAATTGACCAAGTAAACCCTTACCGCTTCGCCCTCTTGCCTCCTCTTGATCATCTACATCCTCTATTATCATCACCGCTTTTGCAAAACTCTTGCGCTTAAAGTTGTGCAAGATATAACCAAATGCGCTCATTAAAAACCGCTTATGTCCATCATCAATAGAGAGCATATTGATAAACTGGACAAAACTACCAGCATCATTATTAGGCTTATAATCAAACGGCTTGATGTCGCGGACAAATACATAACTATCCAACTCATTATACTTAATCAATTCAACCTCATCACTACTAACCTTTAACACACCATTGTTAAATAGCAAATAACTGCAATCATTCCCATCTCTTAATATGTTGCCATCAAACTGGGGTAATATTGTGAGGTAAGACATTAACCTTGGTAGGAATGCAATCAAAAGCCTTTGCGCATCAGCCTCTAAATATTCGACCATCACAAAGTCTACAAATGCGCGTTGGATGTCGGACTCATCAATGTCATAAATCACATTTTCAACCACTCTGATTAACCGCGATGGTGCATCATCATCGATGGACATTTTCATCATCATAAACCCACTCTCAATTGCCCAAAGCTGGATGCCTCTAATCTCAAGCCTCCACGTCAAACCATTCCTCCCAGCCACCGATGAGACCATCGGCACACGCTCTGGCAAGTCAATCCCCATTTGCCCACATAGGTCCACCACAACCCGTGACGTTTCGTCCCAGTTACGGTCATTTAGATAAAACAACACTTGGTAAGGTGATAGCCACGATGCTAGTCCTTCGCTATTATTGATTGATGGCAGCTTAACCCCAACACTATCAGTATAAACACTTAATCGCTTCGAGTCATAATAATAAGCCGCGCTCCTAACAGTTCGCTCATCTTCACTCTTACCAGGTCTATACAACTCGATAAATTTCCCATAATCCCTACCATTACCAAGCCGCTTATTACTCAAACTCCAACCTAATGTCTCAAGGTAATTAGGTATAAACATCTCATCAACCTTTGCATCAAATATGTCCATAACTTGCTTATACTTAATAGGTGGTTGGGGGAATTTCGCAATCGAGCGTTGCTTCACTCCTCCACTTGATGTGATGGCATTGCCCTTATAGGTATTAAACTGATAGCCGCAATCTATTAGCTGCATCATCTCATCAAAGTCCAACGTCTCTAATTCAAGCAAACTCCTTTGAATGAATGAATACTTAGGCGTGGGAGCGCAATAAGTGATACCATTAAAATTATCACCTCTTAACCCTATCACTTCCCTACCCTCATCATTATAAGCTATGCCGTGAATATCACATTTATCATTGCAAAGAAAATAAACGTGGTAGCCATTAGATCTCGTGCGCTCAATTACCAGCTTACTATAAATAATGGGATCAATTAAAGCCTTCCAATTATCAAACACATTGCGACCGATAGCATTCTTCTCATCAAAGTCAAGACACTTTAAATTTGGGTTGGCTTTGCTCATTAGCACCGCTATGCCATTGCCAAACCCTTTATTTATCCACTCTTTATGCTCATCATCACTCAACCCATTGTCAAACTTGGTGTTGTATTCATAGATGTGATAAATGCGCCCATCTGTGTATTTAATAGGTAGGACCTTCACCCCAGCATAGTCTAACTCTCGTATAAGTTCAAGCATTATTAAACATTTTTATGACAATAAACATCAATATCATCTAGCGACCTAACCACTCTAGAATGGACACCATTCGACTTCAATAGCTTCATCACATAATCTTGCAATGGCGCAACCACTCCCACATCGGTCTTAACCTCTAAAAATATCACCACACCTTTGCGGATGCACATTAGGTCTGGGATGCCATTCATTGATGAGCTGATAATCTTCACCACCAACCATCCGTGTTTAATTAAGCGGTTTTTAATTTGTGTTTGGAGTTGTGATTCTTTCATTTAAAATAAGTTTAATTGTTTATCTTTAATACAATTATTAATTCTTGCTTCGGCTATCTTGGTATATTCAGGGTCTTGTTCTATTCCTACAAATTCAAATCCTTCTAATTTACAAGCTATTCCCGTAGTACCGCTTCCACAAAAAGGGTCAAGTACCTTTCCATTTGGGGGTGTAATTAACTTGACAAGGTATTGCATTAGCTTTATTGGTTTTACAGTTGGATGAAAGTTTTTATTTCCACCAGCCAAGTTGTTTTTTGATTCTACGCTATTTTGTTCTTCATAATGTGTTTCTCCATTACAACCACAAACTAATTTATTTGATGAATCTACTCTCTTACTACCACATACGCTACAAGTCAATTTTGGCATTATATAATTATCAGGCTTATTTTTTTCCTCAAACCCTTCTAATCCTTTATTTCTTTCGGACTTACTTGCTTTTGCACAATAAAAGAATCGTGAAGCACCACCTGAATCATTATGACCTCTTAATGTATTTTCTTGTTCTTTATATTTACCGTAGACATTATTGTTAATTATATTTCCACGTTTACTTTTTTGACTTTTACTTTCTCCACTCTGCTCATCCATTATTCTAATAGGGCAATCTTCGTGGCAATCCCAATCTTCAATCGTTTCTTCGCTACCATAGTGTGTAGTAATTTTATTTGTTTTAATTTGCGCAAATTTAGTTTCTGAATTTTCTCCATCAGTTTCATATCCACTTGTTCCTTTTATTTTCTTCAATCCTTTGCACTCACATTCGGGGTGATGGGTTAAAATTAAATTAGCTGGAAAACGACCTAATGGAGAAGATTCAATATCCTTTCCTTGAAAACCACCCTCATATACATTTTCTGCTGCTTTATCAGTTTTCCAACTTCCATTACCCCCCAATCTTGGGTCATCATTTTTAGATAAAGAAATCCTACTCCCATCAATATTTATTCCACCAGTTCCCCATTTCAAAACATTCTCTGCTATTGACAATCCTTTCTCAAGTGGTTTTCTTGCTAGGACTATTGGCTCGTTTGCTGGTTTCAAGGCACTACCCCATCCATCCCATTGTTTAGCTTGTTTGGTTGATGGGGCAGTAATATTATAATTTTCTGTTTTTTCTACATTTTTATCTCCATTGTAATTATTGCCTTTTAGTGTTTTTGCAGTTCCTTGCAATTGCATACTACCTATAATTTCTCTTTCTGCACCATGAAGTTTATCAATAGCCTTACTGATATTATGGGACTTTGGAAATCCGCTTCCATAAATCCATTGGATACAATCCCTTACCTCAAATCCAGCAAACCTCATAGCCATTACACCCCAATCGTAAGTTCTCGTTCCAAAGAATGAAACAACATGACCTCCATGCTTTAATACCCTAAATACCTCTTTCCAGAATATAGGTTGCGGTACAAAAGCATCCCATTCCTTACCCATAAAGCCAGTTCCAATAATTTCGTGATAGCCTTTCTCTACCCAATCTTTCATAAGTTCCGCAGCATCTGGTTCTTTTCCCAATCCGTATGGAGGGTCTGTAACAACTGCATCAAAGTAATTATCTGGATATTCTTTTAATGCTTTTATGTTATCTGCATTAATTACAATTTCTTTCATATTATTTAATTTGCAACCATCCCTGGTCAACGTAAAAAATAAGTTCTATTGGTTGAATAAGACCACCTTTTACCTCCACATCAAAGTCAACTTGAGGGATGGTGTTGTTGTCGCTTGTGAATGGTACACTACCATAAAGATTCCTATCATCCGTATAGCATACCCATCTCACGCTTAACATTGCAATCTCATCTTGAGTCAACTCCTCTAATGGGATTTGGAAATTAATGAAAAATGATGTTTGCTCGTGACCTATTTCAAAATAAACCTGGTTGTGATTGGTTTGGTAATCGCTATACCAAAAGCACCTTAAATCCTCTACTTGTGCTGAGATGTCGTAGGAGTTTTCTCGTAAGCCTAAATACTCGGCTAAATACGAAATGGTGCAATCAAGTCTCTTAGTAATGTGATGTTGTTTAGACATAGTTTAAAGTTTAAGTGTTGACAAATATAAGTAAAATTAAAGTCCGTATTCTTTCTTGAAATATTCCGTTGTGAAATCGCGCTTGTCCATTACCGCTTTATATATCTTATCCTCTATTCCACCCTCGCTAAATATCCAATATATTTGCGCCTCTTTGGTCCTATCCTTGGTTTGAATCCTTGCTCTACTTTGCCAGTAGCTTGTAGCACTAAAATCAATATTATAAAAGACAAGCGCATCAGCCGTGCTAAGATTTACCCCTTCCCTACCGCTCACTATTTGCGATATAAAGCACCCATCATCGGCATTATTAAACTCGGTTGGATCTTCATAGCACTTACCCATCACCCATTTAATAGCCATTTGCTCGGCTGCAAATTTATAAAATATGGCGATTTTCTTACCTTGGAAATACTGCTTGATAAACTCAGCCTTAGTGTAGTCAATAACCTTGCCGTATCTATCTGGTGCATCTACTATTACCGTGCCACTATAAATTTGATGTAGCTTGTTCATTAGCTTAACTGCGGTGTCTCCTAGTACTGTCTTTCCTTCCTTATTGATAATAACTTTATCAATTCTAATCCGCTCTGCAAACTTGTATGTGTTATCCTCCATTTTAACGTATAAAACATTTTCCTTAACTAACTCCTTAAACCCTGCTTCCTCTTGCGTATAGGCAAGGAATAAATGACGCGTCTTCTCTTCAATGAGTTCCTTTTTCGCGAAGCTATAGTCATTAATCTGCTTACCATACAAATACTTTTTGCGAATCTCAACGTAATCTCTTGCCCACCCATAGAAATTTTTGTAATCTTTAAAAGGACCATAAGTCGATACCCACATTTGATGGAATAACTGCGAGAAACTTTCGGGCGATGGCGTCCCAGATAGGTAGATGATTGGCTTTGCATTGCATATTCGTTTTAATTCTTTTGCTCTTAGTGATGGTGTGGGGAATGCTCCGAGGCTATGTGCTTCATCAATAATGACTAGATCATAGTCAGTACCAATATTATGCAATTGCTCAAAATTGTCAACGTCTATTTTATCAAAGTTAAAGTTAGCGTCAAGCACTTGAGCCATTACATCTGCCTTGGCTTTTTTCTTGGTGACAAATAAAATCTTCTTAGCACCAAACTTATGCGCAGTTGCGAATGCAGTTAAAGTCTTGCCAGTCCTTACCTCCATTGCTAAGTAGACTAAGCCATATTTATTAAGTATCTTGGTTGCCTTATCGGACAACTCAATTTGATAGTCCCTTAGTTGCATTGTGTAAAAAATTTAATTACACCATAAAAAAAGAAAAACCAAACAATAAAGCAAATGATGACAATGATTGTCCAGGCAATTAATCTATTCATAGTTTAATATTATATTCATTTAAGTATTCGTAAAGCAACTCCCTAATATCACAAGCTACTTTATTGTCAGTATGTTTGCACATAGACCTTAACTTTTGATCAAAGTCGTGTAAACAAGAATGCATATTAAAAGCGTTGTTACACAAGTTATAACTTAGCAAATCTTCTTGATCGTTAAGGTCAAATTCTATTATTGCTTTCATACTTTATTCCTCCCTCGTGATTAAAGTTATTATATATCAAATCATCGTCTGAGTCATAGTCAACCAACTCGCAGTCATCTTCACAAGCTAGGCAAATTAATTGCATATTTATGTCGGTCATTTCCGCTCCACAACATTTAGTTACTTTCATAAAGTATCTTTAAGTTTCATAAGATATAGCGCGTGATCGAGTGACTCTTCGATTGCGTGGTCAATCCATTGTTTTACTTCCAGGTCGGTCCTATCTAATGTAGTGCCGTATTTTCTAATCCCAGTCTCAGACCTTGAGCGCAGTAATTGAGCAATTTTAAAGACTATTGTGTCCTTATTGTCGATGGTGATAAAATCGTGACTCATTTCTTATGTTTTAAAGTGTAAGATAATTGCCTTGGTTTGGTTGTCTCGTTCATATATAGCCATAACTGGTGGGTTGCTTGGAATAGTGTCCAATAGGTTAACACCTCACTAATAGGCTTGGTTACTAATTGCCACCCAATGCCTTGTATTGCTCCCCCTTTTCCAGTTGTCCTTGTCTTGGCATTTAGCCACAATATACCTACCTCATCAATGCTTTTAACATCGGTTGCAATCTCACTTAATAACTCATAATAAGCGGCTAATTGCAGCCAGTAGCTATCCTGGATTCCGCTGGATGTTTTTATATCTAATAAAATTCGTTTGCCGTTTAGACTAACTACTCTATCAAGCGTTCCAGCAAATCCTAATTTCTCACTTACAAAATGTGCCTCCATCATCTCAATGCTAGGCTTATGAGTCACGCTAAAATCAACATAACGCTCAAACATTGACCACTCCAGGTTCTTGTAAGTTGGATAGCCATTAGCATCAAGATAGCTAACCTCCTCACCTTGATCATAACGTTCAGTTAACTCGTGGACGGTTGAGCCTCTGCGCCCAGCTTCATCTCTAATGGTGTCGGCATCGCCGCCCTTCTCTTTGAGCCATTCGTAAAATTGCGCACCCTTGGGAAAGCATTCTAGGATTGTGGTCACCGATGGGACATATCCACCACTAGGGGTGGCATAAAAGCGCGAGTCGATAAATTCAATTCGATTTTTGTTTAAGTCTACAGTATAACTTTTCATAATAATAAGTTTAAAGTTTAGTAAAAAAGACCCCAATGTAGACACATTAGGTCGAATGCTACACTAATGAAACACAGTTATTTTAAATAAAATCATCAATTTGCAAGTCACTTGCAAAAAAATGGGGTGAGAATTGATCTCTAAATGCGCACTTGCGCAACCCCCTTACAAACCCCTACATACTAAAATGGTACATCATCACCCTCGATAACATCTTGGAGGGTCGGTTTGACTTTAGGTAAGATAGATAATTTCACATAATCTTCCAAATAATCCATTCTATCAGTATCATCCCAGGTTTCAACTCCTTTAACTTTAATTTTCTTTAATGGAGGCAATTCGCGTGGTGTGTCCTTAGTCCAAAAGTGCTTGAGCCCTTTCCCATTTTGCGAAATGAAAACAACACTTTGCTTCTTATCGCCATCAATTACAAGCTTTGGTGTGATGTTTATCAACTCGCTAAGATTGGCATTTGGTAGAGCCTTTAGAAATGATGTGGCATAGCCAGATGAATACTTCATTTCAAGGTTGTAATAAACACTATCATCCTTGATAGTAACAACCCAAAACTTGCCATAGTCAGACTCTTTGGTTTTTACATCAGTTAGGTAGCCACTTAGTGAGTCGTAAAACTCCTCGTGTACTTCTCTGCCCAATTTGTTGACTCTGCTTACTGACTTGTCCGTTGGTGCTGAAAATTGCCTAACCAGTTTACCATTAGTAATCTGCAAAAACACTCCTTTCGATTGACTTTGATTTAGTCCCATTTTACTTTGTTTTTTTGTTATGAAAATAATTGATCTTTTGGTTATACTTTTCTATTAATTGAGTCATCTTCTCATCATAGGTGTAGTTCATAAATAAACGGAAATACTTTTCATTTAGCTGGTTTAATTTATGGAATACAACCTTTGCATTAGCCTCAGTCATATCAGTTACGTTTTGTGCTATTTCGTTGTAATCCTCCCAAAACTCAGCTGGTATGATATATTTCGCATTGGTGTGCTTACGTTTAGGCTTATTTGGTTTATCAAATTTGGTTGGCACTAATATTACCGATATGGTAATCAATACTACTATTATTATTCCTAGTATCATAAATTAGTTTAAGTGTGTTGAATAGTTTAGTCATTGTTTTGTGTAGGACATCACCGCTTTTCTCAGCACGGTTCACAGTAGCCAATGAAACACCGCTCAATTTTGCCAGTTCCTCTTGCGTGATGTCCAAACTTCGCCTTAATGCCCTTAGATTTTCTTTAGTCATAATATTAAATGAAATTGTGAAAGAATAACGCAACCAAGATAATGATTGCAAATGCAATGTAAGATTGGTTTTTCGTGAGTGAGTCTTTTTCGTATTGATTCATTGTGTTGTTGTTTAGAATGCTAAATTAAGGCATTTTTTATAACTACCAAATAATTTTTTATAAATCTTTATATATTTTTCATAATAATATGTTAAAACAAAAACAAAGCCCCTGGTAGAAACCAAGGGCGTAATTTGACCATACCGTATTTAATCACAAAAAACTATGTTTCACCATTCTGCAATGGTATATCTTCAGTATTATCGATTTTCCTATAACCCTCGTGCCATAATGTTTTGGTGAGGATCACACTTTTTCTTATTACCTCCTCCTCACTATCTTCGGGCGAAATTATGTGACAAATTTCGTGGATTAGTATCTCCATTGCCTTGCGACCTTTGAGCCTAATATCAATCTCAATCAACTCATCCGAGTGAGCCAACCCCCAGGCTTTTTGCTTACCTAACTTGCTATATTGAACTTTTATCCTCCTCATTTTGCAGTAGGAATTAAGAGATGTCGCTTTTGTTTTATTGTAGCAGCACCAAGCCTTTTTCTTGATACGCTTGAACAATTGCCACATCTAAACAACTCGTAAATATTAGCACTCGTATTATAGCACTTGCCTTGATCTTGCAAATCACTACTCCCACAACTTGGACACCTATGCTCGGTCTCATCCAATATAAATAACCCCATATTTGGATGGGGTTTTATCCAAGGTCTTATTTGCAAATATGTCTCCTCAAGTATTCTTACATCTTGCACATTGTAATCCTCCATTTCTTTAAGTGCCTTTCTATCACCCTTCATACAATTATCCCACAACTCAAATGATGTCTCTTTTTTACGCTCTAAATTGAGCAATTTGTTTACATAGTCTAGCTTATTAGATGTAAATCCAAATTGTCTCCTTATATGCCTTAAAGTGTCTATAACTTGATAGGGGAGTGGTGGGTTGAGACCATTGAGAATAAATCTTGAGTTGAGCCTTGGTATATCGAATTTCTCAGCGTTATGAGCGATGACTATGTCCGCTTCATTTATAAGCTTCCATATCCCCTCCATTATCCTTTTATCATCTTGCTTGGCTACCTCTTCTGGCTTTAGCTTGGCTGAATAAACCTTATCTTCGAAGAGCCATTTCGCTGCCCAAGTAAGACAGAACCAATCGGTCTTGATTTGTGGCAAGTGTACGTTCTGATTCCAAATGCCCCAAACGTAAGCACTAATAGGCGCAGTCTCAATGTCAAGTATTAGGACTTTTGCGGATGTTTGGATTTTCTCCATTTTTGTGTTGGTTGTGTCGAAGTTAAGAGGTTGCTGATGTTTTCTATCCTTTAGTTTCCTTCGATTCTTTTCTCCTTGCCTTCCCCTATAATAATTTACTGCACCTCTAATATTTTGCAATTTATAACCTTTATGTTCGTTGCAAATTAAAACTGCAAGGGTGTAGCTTTTCATATCTGGGTATAATTCCAAATATGGGATTATCAAATCTCTGACGGTCATTTGCGCTTAATAATATAAAAAACACCACCAATCAGCACAATCCAAGCCCAAGTTATTAATGCACCTCTTTGCCACCATCTATACATCTTCTCAGTTGCATCTCTGTCCTTCTTTGCAGCCTCATATGCATCCTTATACCTATCAACAAATATCTTCTTGTCAATTATCTTAATAGAGTCCTTGCAAGGCTTTAAAACCTCTTTAATTTGCCACCTGGTGACTGGTCGGTCAATATATTTAAAATCGCTAAACCATTGATACAAAGTATCGGTTAACTTATCAACTATCAAGGAATCCTTGACAATTAAAGTTGTGTCGTGGACATCTTGAAAGATAAACACCCTTTCAATCATTTCTGGGTTTTTCTCAAGGTATCTTTCCACCTTTTTAGTAGTTATGCAAGACGTAAGAAATAGGATTGGAATAAAACAAATAAATAGGTTTTTCATACTATTAGATTAAATATAACATTGGTTTTGGATAGGCGATCGGCTAACCCATTATAGCCGCCATTGACTCGATGAGTAATGCGTTTGACTATTTCATTGTGTATGCCTTGATCACAAATGTCCCACAACTTATGTTTCTCAAAGTACCAGGCTGCGCTTGTTAGTGCATATTTTGTTGCAACCAAATCGGGGTTATCTAATAACTTAACACCAATATAGTCACCAAAAGTTTTATAATTAGTTTTCCCAGTTAGTTGAATATATCCTCTACCTCTATACTTCCACCCATCACCGCTATTCTTATCGCCATTGCCCATTCTTAATTCGTACACTATATTGGCAATCATCTCTGGCTTTCGTGCATAAATACCAGCCGTATTTTTGTCAAAATACTTAGGGAATACTTTGAGTAGTCCCTCTTCACTATAATTAAGATTTTCTCTTGTATATCTAAAATTGCCACTCTCGTGAGCCGTCTGCGCTAAAAAATGAGTAAGCCTAAACGAGTTGGTGATTGAGAATTGAGTCATCACATCACCTAACTCATTTAGCACTTGTATGGGGATTTTATTGTGCAGTTTGGTCAGCATCTTTCTCCATTGCTTGAGCGATTTTCTGATTTGTTTCTGCTAATTGTTTTTGGATGTACTCCATTTGAGCGAGTAGATCGTAGGCTTGAGCCTTAAGTTCTTTAATGTCCATAGTTAAAAATTTTATTAAAGTTACAAAGATTTCAACATTTCTATCATCTTAGGGTGTGGATAAATGTCAATTTTATCCATTCTTACCGAATTATGCGTAAATACACCCTTGTCACCATTTAAGGCTCTTGGGCATATATCCCATATGTCCTCATTATACTTTAGTGGGATATTATACCTCTCCTTCCAAAGCAGTAGCAATTGCTTGACCGACTCAATTTGCGCATCGGTATAATTATGGAAGTATTGTTTGCCTTTATACTTTTTGGCAAGTTTAATAACTTGGGATTCTGGCACTACACCCCCCACATAGTTATAATACTTGCCATCTTTTAAGGTAAGATGCCCCCAATTACATATTTCTATACCGATGCTGATCCTATCGAGTGACTTATATTTAATGCCAAACTTTTGGAAGGTTGACTCTTGCAGACCAAGATGAAATGCCCAATATTTAGAGGAGAAGCCCTGGACAATCTCACCATCAATGCAGCCTCTCCCAATGCCCGATATGGTCACGCAAGTTGCTACTCTTACTGGGGTCTTTTCCCAATGCTTAAACACATTCTCACCATTGGCATTCCCAGCCGTATGGTGCAAATATATTTGCTTTTTTGGATGCTCCTCTTTGATCCATTGAGACTCCTTAAATGGTACTTGTCTAATTTTCATTAGATGATTGTTAGGTTAAGTTTACCTGCGATATAAACGTAAGCCTCTTCATTTGAATTATCCCAATCGATGTAATCTTGCCCGTCCATTGCGACATTTCCTACCGATAGAGTAGAACCGCCATTGCCTTCTTTTAACTCATAATAAAATGTACAAGATGTTGCAAGGTCATCGTAAATGATTCGTGCGTCTAGTTCACTTGCTTCTTTGCTTTGTCCGTTTGCCCAGATTGATACTGGCTGAATGTTAACTCCCATTTTTATTTTATTTAAATTGTTATGCTAATATACCTTGATTACGCAAGGCTTTTACTATTTGTCTAAGTGTGTAACCATCAAAGGTTGTATCGTCAAGTACTGCACTTCCGCCACCTAATGAAATGATTGAGTTACCTACTGCCGTTGTTTCTTGATAGAGTTTAATAACCGCCCCATTCTCCGTTCTAAAGTGAGGTGCAGCGTTACCAGCTGTTACATCGGCAGAATATTGCACATAAGAATCGGTAACACTTGATGAAGGATTAGTCGCACTTGTATGAGAAAACCAACCATTACTAGATAGTCTTACTCTCTCAGTGTTATTAGATGCTAAAATTAAATCCCCAGCCGCTTCAGTACCTACCGCAATATGTAAGCCGTTTGAGTTTGTACTCATTACCGATGTGCCACCACCAGTCGGTCTAATCGCACTAACTGCATTTGCGGCACTATTAATAAACTCTAATGCGTTACCGCCATTTATTATAAGACCAGTTGAATCAATTTGTACTCTTTGTGTGCCGTCAGTTTGGAATATGAACGTACCGCTTGAAGCACCTCTTGCATTAAGGATTGTCCCAGCGTCATTAGTCCCAGCTATTTGAGATGTTGCGATGAGTAACCCTCTACCATCTACATTGCCAAATATTGCTTGAGTTGAGTTTGCGGATGCTGAAACAACACGCAATCTTGCATCTGGATTGTATGTGCCAAATCCAATATTACCAGAGGTATCAATAATCATTCTTATTGCTCCACCTGCAGTTGTATCGCCTATAAAAAATTTATTTGAATCATTCCCCGTTGTAGAACCTCCAATACCTAACGTCATTTCCCTACCACTTGCACCAGTATTCTTAAAAATCATATAAGAATACCCAGCAGTTGAAGTACTTACAATTGTATGATTCATTAAACCAGCACCAGTCAATGTTGTATTACCACCAAAAGCAGTCGCCCCCGTTATCTTCGCAGTCCCAGTCACTTGTAGACGTTCGCCGCTATCGGTTGTGCTACCAATAGCAAGGTTGTTTGTAGAGAATAGCGTCATTGCTTGGGTAAACGTTATTGCGTTTCCAGCAGTACCACTCGCAGCGCTAAACCAATAATGCGCACCTAATCCTTGTTCGTACCTTGAAGATGCACCAGTAGCTATATATTTCCATCCACTATTAAACGTAGCGTTTGCATTCCAATAAGCAGCAGCGTCTGATCCAGAACCCATCATTACTGCATTACCATTCTGCACATTTCTATACCCACCAGAAGTTAAGGTCGGTTGTAGACCTACACCAATGTTTCCGCTTCTATGTACTACAAGCTGATTGTTTACTCCATTCGCTTGTAGAATCATATTAGCACCTACACCATCATCAAAGTTGTATATACCAGTAGTTGTAGCAAGGGTAAATCTTAAAGCTAATGAACTTGTTGTACCATTTTTTAAATTTATAGTATCAGTAAATCTTGCAGTCCCAGTCACATCAAGACGGAATCCACCATCGGCAGCATTTCCACCTACTCTAAAATTGCCATTAGCATAAAACCTTCCTACTTCCGTTGCGTTTGTTGTGAATGCTAAAGGAGTATTTGACCTTGTGCCGAAATAAGTTTCAGTTGCAGTATTATTCCAACTTGCGTGGCGAGTAGTTCCAGTCATCAAATCAATATTACCACCATTTGTTGCATTGCCTACCGCAAGTGTAGTATATCCACTAAGAGCAGTTATACTTGTTGTCCCTATTCCAGTATTTCCAGCCAAATAATTTTGGGCAGTGCCGTTCATATAGAGATTCCATACATTAGTTGCAGCAGCTAAGTCACCATAGAAACCATAATCAGTTGAAGCCCCCGTCATTCCACTATGAACAAAGAACCCAGTTTGTGTTGATACACTTGAACCAGCACCGAAAGTACCTTGCAATGCGCTAAAATGTCTTATCTCACTTATTGTTGCACTTGCAGCAACTGATGGGCTTGAGCGAAAAACTTGTGTAGTACCCGTTGCAGTTGATTGAATTGTACCATCTACAAAGACTGGTATTGGACTTACTACTCCCGTAATGTTATTACTAATCCTTAAATTATATCCCGTCAAACTTGTACTCCCAATCCCCACACTATCACTAAAATACCCAGTCCCAATCACTTGTAACCTCTGCCCCGAATCAGTCGCACCAGTATTGATACCGACATTACGAGTAGAGAATATTCTCATTGCCTCCTCTGGATAACCATTAGTATTATTAGCAGTGCCAAATATTAACGACCCTTTGTAGTCTGAGTTTGTTGATACATCTCTAAAACTCCATATTGCAGCGTATGTTGAAAAACTTGTTGAAGTTAATCTTGCTCTAAAATTTATCCCACCACCAACACCAGCTGCGAAAGCAGTATCATCAGTAACCGATAAAGGCATAGTATTAAATGAAGCAATACTATTTAGTGTTGTTGTCCTTGTTGACAAGGAATCTAATTTTGTAAATGGAGATACTGTACCTATTCCTAACCTCAAATTCGTTGTATCCCAAAATAATGCATTGTTCCCAGCTTGTGTAGTCGCACCCGTGAAGTATGCGACTTGACCAGCACTACCACTACCAGTAATCCCACTATCACTATCGTTCACCCAAGATGTGCCGTTGTACTTTAGCACTTGACCATTTGAAGGGCTTGTCAATACTATCGGCATAGTAAGTAATGAGCCATCACCTCTTAGAAGCTGAGATGTAGTGCCACTTGCAATGTATTTCTGAAAGCGAGTGTTAGTCGTTCCGTTGCCTATATATAGGTCAAAGGTGTCCGTAGTGAACAAAGGTTCACCAGCTAAAGCCGTAGGTATCCCACTCGCTAAACCCCTTTTAAATCTTAATGTATTTGCCATATATCTTTATTTTCTTATATTATTACCAAGTGCCGTAATCCCCAACGCTCCACGATCTATTCGCACTCAAGTCAAAACTAACATCATTTATAGTTAACGTCCTTGTTGTTGGCACACCCCCTACATCACTCGCAGTAATTGCGCTCCAAACTGGCGCAGCACTTAATGTACCATCACCAGTTTGACTTAAATACATTTTAGTAGTGGTGGTGTTGCCAGCTAACCTAATAGGTAAACCCACGGCATTGCCTCGAATAATATCACCAAGGCTTGTCATTGGGTTTGACATAAAGTTAGCATCAAAGAACTCATAGCCAGTCCCAGCCGCGTTGACCCTTAATAATTGTAAAGGTGTTGTGGAGGCTACACCACTAAAGGCACTTGTCCCATTGCCTATCACCACACCACTAATAGTCCCTACACCACTCCCACCTCTCGCTACTGGCAATATCCCAGCGGTTATCTTGGAGGCATTAAGGTTTGGTATGTCATCACTTACTAATAAGCGAAATTGCGGTACATCCTCAGCGCCAGTTGTTGGTCCAGCCCACACCGTGTTAGCCAATTGATTGACTAAGCCGATTTGCAATGTCCCAGTTGATGTAATAGGTGATCCAAGGACAGTAAATATCCCACTTGGAGCGGTTAGTGCAACGCTTGTAACCGTCCCACTACCAGCCCCACTCGCTGGGGTATAAGCTATAAGTGACTTATTTATTCTCACCAGGTGCCAAAATTAATTGATGAAGTTTTTGTCCATAGTCCAGTACTGCTAACATATTGCAAGACATCGCCGTCATTAGGATTCCTTGCAGCAACATCGTGCAACTCATCCATCTCATAGCCATTTTGCACCCTCACCTCAATAGTCCCTTGGTTGGGATGTGATCTTGTCACTATCCCTATATAAACCAAATGGTCTGGTGCATATGGCTTAGTGGTTGTATATCCACCAGCCACCGTTGGTGATAAATATAATTGATCTCCTTCGTTATAAGCACTCGTATTAAGTCCAGTCTCCCTACCAAACACCACAACATATCCAAAGCCGTTATTAGCTATATTATCTCTCACTAATCCTAGTGTCTGCGCACTCGTACCATCAGTTGTGGCAATAGCCTTGCTGATAGTTGCCGTGTTGCCAGTCGCACCACTAATATACACAACCGTCCCTTTGGTGATTGTCGCACCAGTTTGATTCCTTACATATTGCAACAATGTCAAAGCTGAGTCAACCGCTCCACCACCACCATTTGTGCCAGTTTTTATATAAATAGGGCTTGGAGGCACAACCTTAACGACTATGTTATTAGATGTGTCAGTTACCCTAATTATTGGCTGACTAATTGTATAATTAACCTTAATTATCATTATGACGTGATTTGAGATTGCACTTGAATATAACCTTGCATCCAAGTATATGTGCCAGTTGCCGTGGTTACTTGTAGGTCGTATTTAAACTCCCCAGCGGTATATCCAGCCGTTGTTGCAGCCGTTAAAGTAACTGTGCGCTCATTAGGCTCACCAACAACAAACAAAGCATTATCCCAAGTAAATTGAGTGACACCAGCACTATTCTTAGCCATTAGCTTGAAGACATCAGTTGTCACATCAATAGGTGTAGTCTCGCACTCATCCTCCCAAAATGACAAAGGCAAAGTGTAAGTATCTCCTTGTCTAATCGGCATTAAATTAAATTCTGGTATCATATAAATTATTTATGTTCTATCAACCTTGTCTTTTAACTCCAATTTAATATCTTGCAAAGCCTCAAAAATCTTACCCAACTTCTCACCAATCTCATCCTCCTTTTTCTCAAGGGTGCGGACACGAAGATCAAGCTCTCTAAGCTTAATCTTCATATCCGTAAACATTTTTGACAATGCCATTGCAAACGCGATGGTTTGTATAATAATTGTCACAATCACCCCTTGCTCCATCATTACTTACTTTTTAGCGTCTGAAGCAAAAATGCCAACTAATAGCATTCCGATACCAGCCAAGACCATTTTCCAATCTTGAGCAATTGCACCTTCCCAAATCATTGGCAATCCAGCTACCGCTCCAAAAAGGCTTGTCTTTACATTTTCCATCATTTGTTTCATAATTATTAATTTTTATATTGGTATATAAGCCATTGTTACTCTAACTCCATTTAATCCTGGACCTAAGTCAAGATAATAGTTGCCTTCTATTAATAAAACATTATAACTATAATACCATTCACCCCTATATCCAACCGCAACTAACTGCCAATCGTTATAATTTCTCGCAGTAACTAAACCACTCGTAAACGCTCCGACATTCTCTTGATCAACTTCACTAATTTCATTAAAAGCACCATTCCCTTGTAATGTGTATGAGTAAGAAGCAAAGCCGTTAACAACTGAATCAAGCGTTAATTCACTAATATAACAATTAAATTGATAAACTTTATATTCACTATAACCATTAATTATGTCAAGATAAGCAACGAAATTGGTGTTAGTAGTGGTAAACATATCATCGAAATAATCCAACCCCAGCTGCGCACCTTGATAAACTAACTTAACCAATCCAGTACCACTAACTGTAAAAGTGCGCTTACCAGGAATAAATCTCCTAAAGTAATTATTACTTTTTGGCGCAAGTTCAATCATATCCCTCGTGATGGTGATAGATGTATCTTTAGCACAAGCAAAAGGATAAACCTTGCCGTCATCTCTTGTGAAAGCAATCACTAAACCAGAGGCTTTTACTATGTTAGGGTTTGACATTATTACTCGTATAAATAATTATCCGTATATGGGTCATAGTCAAGGGTATTGCTTGGACTGTTTATCTTCATATCACCACCATTAACCGTGATGGATGAAGCATTTGTCACAACAACCCTAAAAGTGTCATTTGTAGCTATAGTTTGAGTAGTTACACTTAATGCCATTGTGAATGGCTGATTTGCAGTATAAATTGGATAGTTTATAGTTTTAATAGCCGTGCCATTCTTTTGCAATTGGAAAGTTATAGTCTTAGGATAAGTCGCGGCACTAACTACTCCAAAGATACTACAATCAATTGGAGTTGTCAAAGTTGTTGCGTTGTCATATCTCGCAGTATTGCTAGTCTGAATAGAAAAGCCACCGCTAGATACTAGCGTTAAAGGCATTACCGATGGCGAGGCATAAGTGCCAAGTGTAAAATCAGCCTCGAAAGTCTCAGTAATTGGGGTGTCTCTTATCTCATCATACACCTCCTCTAAAGTAGCACTCCAGGTCCCAGCTGCATAGTCAACCTCTTTAAGGTTAGCTATCCAATACACCTTATTAGGGTCATCATCTAAGAACCTAACAGTATTCAATAAGCCTATTGGTGTAAGTGTTACATTATCAGTCCACATTAACCCAAAAAAGTTGACATCTATCTTATTTCTATTTACACGGTTATGCTCCCACCTTGCAGTCGCATTTTGCCTCCTCAGTCCAAATGTCTCAGATGGGAATCTCAAGCGATGCCAGTTTGCATCGGTTAATGTTGTCCCATTTGATTGAAAAACCGCTCCTTTATGCAACGCACTAAAATGATCATCAAGGTAAGTATCATTTTTGCTTGAGTTTACAATTGTGCCGCTCTTTGTATATAATGAGTTTATCCCAGTTATCTTGCGTAAAAAATCACCATTCTCAAAGCCGTTTAATACTTGGACTTTTAGATTGTTATAATAGGTAATTGAGTTAGTTACTGTATTGTCATTGAAATGTCTTAGCCTTATTGTTAACTTGCCACCAGCTGGGACAATGTCCGACTCAATTTGGATACTATTCCACTCCTCAGTCTGCACATTTGTGCCAGATCGTGAGTCAAGTCTTATTGACCCAACAAGACCTAAAGATAAAACAAATGTCCAAGTACCCTCTTCATTAAGCCAATAATAACCCCCAGCACTTTCTATCACCACATTTGCGATTGGTGCTAGTTGGAAATAGCTGCGCAAAAACTTAATATCAAAACTTATATTGACAAAACTTGCTGAGTTTATTGCAACCTCATTGCTCAAAATCCAACAAGATGCAACTCCAGCTGCTTGTAGTGTCTCAATAAAAACATATCTCTCAAGCAATCCACCAGCAATGCTTGATGAATAAATCTCTCTAATCTTACAATTAAAGTTTGCGCCTGGTGTTGTTGGTGATGTTAAACTACCAGTTTGAAAAGTCCATAAATCTAAACTGTAAGTTTTTGAGGACCCACTTGTAGCAACAAAAGTACCACGAGCAAAAGTCTCATTGTTAAAGGTCTCATCAAAAGGGTCATAAGCAAAATCAATCTCATCGAACTTAGTCTTCTTTTGTATTAGCCTAAGCATTTCTGGTGAGATTGGTTTAACCTCCCTATCAACACCAACCTCAATATCATATCTCTTATTTATACCACTTGGTACACCTAAATTCCACTCAGTACCAATTAGATTATTATTGTAAGATGTGTATAATTCCTCAAATCTAAAAAAATACCATCGGTTAAGATATTGAAATAAAGTTTGAGAAAATGAACTATTTATCTTCTCAATCACAGTTAGTTTATCATCATATGTTGTAGCATCTTGCTGAAATGTTTTTGCATCAATGTAACATTGAAACAATGGGCTATCAACATCAGTCATTGAATCGTGATACAAATTATTAATTACTGCATATCTTGTCAATGGTGTATTTGGCGCACCTTGTAATGAATAGTTTAATAATTCGAAAGGTGTAAACTTACCAATTAATTCTGCACCATTGTCAGACAATGGGATGTCTTTTAACATTCCTAACCCATCATATGCTCTAATGATAAGAAAGTGATTTGTATCATCCCAAACCTCTTGGAAATCATCTTGTAAAACATACCCACTCCAAACGGAAAAATCACCTATATCAAATCTAATAAGTATGTCACTATCTTGGTCCGCAAAAAAATCCTCTATTTGCACTCCATTAACATCGGTCAAAATTTCAATCTCACCCATCAAAGCCCTTACTGGCTTAAAAATGTCATCATCAGAGTTAAACTCCTTTAGGACAAATGGTCTCGTACCACCTTGCAATTCAGTAGCAGTACCCACAAAGCCTTCATATCTGAATGATACTCGGCACAGGTATCCATCCCCACTCTGAAAATTGATATAATATTTTTCTGCTCTAGCCAACTCTTGAAATTGTTGCGTTTGTTCTATTTATTGATCCTACCAAGTCACTACCTCTTAAACTTAAATTTACTGCACCAGCCATATTCATTGGACCACCACTAACACCAGCAAAAGATGGAGCGGCTACACTACCAGCACCACCAAAACCACCTCCTCCAAATCCTAAAGCACCAGTTATGCCACTTAATAATGTTGCACCAATACCACCACCACCAGCTGCAAAACCTGGGAGAAATATTGATGCTAATAATGTAATAATACCAGTTGCAATAACTTTAGCAACTATTTGGCTAATAGCCTTTAAAATTGCTTGAGCAAACTCCTTAAAAGCAAACTTCCCAGTTTGTAAAAAGTTACTAAATAAATCCTCAACTGGACCAAAAAAAGTGCCATTTATTAAATTAAATGCTGATTGTAAGTTAGCATCTTTCTTAATTTGATTTAATGCATCTTGAGCTATTGTTGCTTGCTCAGTAAGTTTAGCAGTATTTATTGGTATTGCTGGAGGTGCAGTTGGTAAGGTTCTTGGGGTAGTTATACCACCTTCCCTCTCAAGCTTTCTCCTTTGATTGGTTGCATCCCTTAAATTTTTTAAATCCTGGTTATTTAAAAAATCTTGTCTTTTTATTCTATCTTGAGTAGTTCTTAAAGCCTCAACCCTATCTTTCTCTTCTTTTCTAGCTGCTTCGCTTGTTATTCTTTTATTGTCAGATGCAGCTTTTTTATTTTTTTTAACTTGATTTTTTTGGTCAGTTAACTTTTTATTTGCCGCATCGACTGGGGCTTGTAAGGAGTTTTGTATCCTTATGTTTTTATCTAACTCAGTATTATATAAAGAAATATCATCTCTTAGAGATTGAACAATTTTATTTTGTTTATTGTATCTCTCGGTAGCAGCATCAACATCTCTTGTATCTACTTGATCAGCCTTACCAATGAATTTTACTGGAGCTCTCTTTGCATCATCAAGTTCACCCTTTAACTTATTTAATAAATTTACTTGCTTTGCTAATTCAACACTTGTCTCACCTACTGCAGCCTCAAAGCCTTTTGATATTGCAGCCTTTTGAATACTAACAATATAATTGTCAACTGCATTCTTTAAATCATTTAATTTAGTTTTCTCAAGGTCTAAATTCCCAAAATACTCCTTACTTATATCTTTTAAATCATTAAGCGCAGCATTCCTTTCATTATAAGTTGCAGTTTGGTCCAATACAATAGATGCAAGAGTTCTTACTCTTGAAATAGTACCCTCAGTTGATGCAATCTCTTCAGCATTTATTTCAATGCTATCTCTTTTCTCTTGGTTAAACTTTTCGTAAGATTTTGTAGCTTCAAGTATTTCCTCACTATAAATACTTTGCTTATTTATTATAGCATCTAAAGCACCGCCAACACTACCATATTTTTGAACAAGTACAGTAATTGCTGATATTGCAGCACCTATAGCAAATGTCACACCAGCTGGACCAACAAGTGATGCACCAATCGCTTTTAAAGCATTTACCGCTCCTCCACTTTGTTTACTTAAATTTCCAAGCTGGTCAAATAAAATTGGTAAGTTATTTTGTATCGCTATAAATCCAAATGGAGCATCCCTTGCAACTTGCCCAAGTGCAGAAAGAGATGCAGCCCCATCATTTACCGCTTTGGGTAATTGTGATAAACCAGTTGAACGAAGATTGACAAGACTGGTTTGTAAATCTGAAATGTATTTATTTGTCTCTACAATTGCAGCACCAGTCTTATTTTTTAATTCAGATTGGACCTTCTTTAACTCTGCTTCAACTTGTGAAATAGATTTAGTGAACCCAGAGACATCAGCACCCAACCGAAATATAAAATCTTCATTCATTGTCTTAACCTTTTGAATATTTCTCTTGCCACATCATCACTAAGTCCATTCTTAACCACCTCATCACCTGGTAAATTCCACATCGCCTCTGGTGTTTTTGGTGCGCTCTTTGGATCACCCATTAAGCGCACCATTGTAAACATCAAGAGTCTTGTTTGCCGATAAGTGTCGACCTTTTTATCCTCGTGTCCTTTTATCATTAGGGACAAATGCCTTGGACTCATATCATAGAAATCACGAGGTAAAAGGCACAATTCACCAAAGGCAAATGCCTCTATTTCTTCCCACGAGATGTCTTTTTTTTTGCTTGGTTATTTTCACTAACTGCGCCTTGAATATATTGGTTGTTAGTCCAAATTTCAATAACGCTCTTTATTTGAGTCATTACATCTTCATTGGTCAAATTAAATTCAATCCAATCAACAAACTCCTCAAACTTTAGTGATGGCTCAACATCTTTAACAAGGCAGTTATTAAAATAACCACTATAAATAATGTGAGCAATACCAATCTCATTTAGGTCTCCACCTTGATATGACTTGCCCTCGACAAGCTTATCTTGTAAGTATCTAAATGATGCCATTCCAAATTTAAGTCCGACCTTTTGGTCGTTAATAGTTATAGTAGTATAATTCATAAGTTAAATTAAGCAGTAATGTCCAAAGTGCCATTTGATTGGATAGTGCCAGAAAAGTTGATAAACTCAGTAGTTGATTGGTTCAAAGTTAAATCCGTGATATATCCCATAAATTGGTGATAATATACCGTTCCAGCTGATGAACCAGTCACAACTGGGTTTTGTACTCTAACCGCAACTTGTGTCTTGTTTACCATTGCATTTAATACCTCTTCATAAGAGATAGAAACAGTTGGTAACCCACCTGGGTCAGTCTCGCAAATTGCATCAAAGTCAACACTCATCTGAGGTGCAGAAGGTGAAGTAAAAACACCACAATTTGTTTGCTCAGTTGTTGCATCCATTGTGGTATTTACTGATGAAGTTCTCAAACAAACCAATGGCTTGTAAGAAGTACCACCAGCTACATCAATCTCGATGTTTTGTAATGATCCTAAAATTTGTCCCATTTTTACTTTTATTTTTGGTTAACTAAATTGCTAATTGTTATTATCTTTCTTGCTATAAAATTGTCTCCATTAATTACTGGTAAATAAGTAGATAATGTCCTTGCAGTTGGAAAAACCTCAAAGTTTGCATCATCAAAGCCATCCACTTGAGTGTCTGGAATTAATATATTAAGTATTTGCGATGTGATATTATCAACGATACTATTATCATAAATGCGATATTGCTCACTATTTATCTCAATAACAACGTCAACAACATTACCAAAGCTATTATTAGTGTTTGAAGCAACCTCAGTAATTGAACTAATAATCACATAATTTTGCGGCAATGTCCTAAATGGGTTTTGTCCATATACTGGCACATCCTTGCCATTGTATGACAAGTTACCATTTAAGGCATTGACATAAATTGTGCGCACATTATTAGAACAATCAAGCATTTTTACTCCTTATTATCTTTATTGCCTCTTCCTTAAATTTTGGATAGTATGCAAGTATTGAAGGTCTCATATATGGTCTCGCTGGTAAGTTAACTTGCTTTATTCCCCTACCTTTAAACTGAGCCGCTATATTTGCCCATTCAGTTTTCTCTGGTGGTATAAACCCAGTACCAGTCCCAAACTCAACATAAGCCGCGTAATTAGTTTGAGCAACCAAATAGTAAGAAAGAAATTGATCCTTTTTTAGTGATATTGAATTTCTTAGTCTACCAGTATCTACTGCAACCAAATTTTTTGCACTTGTAGCCATTAATTCTCCAGTTGCAGCTAACTCTCTATCTATCAAAACAGCATTGCCGTTAACTTTATTTTTATAACGGTTTAGCAACCTTTGAAAAGCTGCATCACTAACTTGTATATTTATTCCTTTTGCCACTATATTACTACAGTCTTATATTGATGATAATTGAGTCCATCCCAATAAGGATATTGTGTAATTACACCTTGTGGGTCTGCACTCATTTTCTTACCTCTATTTTCATACGACCAAG